AACAATAGGTATTAATTTGCCATCACCCACATAAGCAACCATATAGTTATTTATAATATCTTGCATTGATATATATCTATAATTACCATATCTTTCTGCCTTCCCAACCTCTTTTGCTTCAATTAACAATCCTGTTTTTGGAGCTCCTGAAGATTCTAAAACATCAGCATTATTAGTATTACCAGAAAAAGTTAATGTGGGAGAACTATAAGTATAATTACCTGAATTTATTTCTTTTCCATCTACAAATACTTGAATAGAAGTTGGGAGACTAGGAAAATATACCGTTGTTAATGTAAAAGCAACTGTACTTCCGTTTCCTGTAAAGCCTTGCGATTGATTATAATACGCTTGATTTGTTTGTGTTATTAATCCCATTTATTATAAATTTTCTAATTGTATTTGTGAATTTGCTTCTGCACTAGCCGCCTGTACAATTTGCGGATCACTTATTACTACTCCTGCATATTTTAAAATTCCTAATATTAAAGAAACTCTATCAGAAACATGAAGTGTAAAATCTACTTTTCCAGTAGTTGGAGTTACGTTGATTCCGGTGCTTTCTGAATAAGTTAATGCCCCATTGGCGTCCGTTTCATAAGCCCACACTGGATCTGCGGGCATTTTTATATAATCAATAGTTGCCGAACTTATTGTTGTTGGAAAAACTTTTATATTGTCTGCTTCTTTATAATATACGGGAAAACTAGTTGTGGGTGCTGTTAATTTAGAAGAGTTAACATATGATAATTTAGATTTGCTTATTTCGTCTAAATTAATTGTTCTATTAGTAGTGCTTATATTTATAATTTTATATAAATCACTTGGTGCCGCCACAACACCATTTGAAATACTTAACGATGCTTCTTTTGCAAAAGCATCAATTTTTTCTTTAATATTTTTAGGTATATCACCATATTCTGATACGGCACGATTCAAATTGCTTTTTACAACTGCTCTATTGTAGTCGTAAAAGTTTTTTTCTAATATATCAAGTTGCACTTGTGAACCTATTTTACTAAATTCGTCAGGCGTTAAAAATCCTCTTGATTCTTTATTAAGTATTGATAATACTGTTTTGTATGTTGTATCAACTGATATTGCCATAATATTTTTTTATATAATGATTAAGCCGCTTATTTGCGGCCTAACCACTATAAGCATTTTATTTTAATCTTTTTTCAATAGTTTGATATACTTCAATACCTTCGTCGGTTTTAAAGTATGCCGCTAAAGCTGAATATGGATTTTCATCAAATGGAACTGTTATTAACTTTCTGTCATTTGATGCCCATTTAAATGTTCTTTGATCATTTGATAAAACTATAATACCATTTTCAACGGCTTTAATACCTATGTTTCTAATATTAATATTTTCATCATTAGCCAATTCTAAGAACAATTCTGGGTTGCTTCTAGCAAATAATAACAAATCTCTTTTAAGTTCTTTAGAAGTCATCTTAGATACCCTATCGCCAAGTTCAGTTCTTAGTATTGCTTCAGCATGATCAATATCTATACCCTGTGCTGTGGTTAAAGCTTGAATTTCAAATTCAATTAAATCTAAATCATCTTCAGCTTCTTTTACAGGATTATATTCTGTAAATTTAACCCCATTATCAGGATGAATAGCTAAAAACTTTTGTAGAGTTTGTTTTTCTTTTGGAACAAACAACTTGCCATCTCTAAAAGAAATATGAGATAACCTTTGTGTTCCCTTCATTTCATCTACAAATACTGTATTTTGATTTTCACAGTATTTAATTTCTCTTTCATAACCTTTTTCTTTGTCAAAGTATAAAACTCCACGAGATTTTAACATAAAAACAATTGGTGTATCGTTTATGGATAGTTCGTAAATTTTATCTTTAAATTCTATAGTTGGTTTTACTTTTGTTGGTTTTTCTTTAATTTTTGTCATGATATAATATAATATAATTAATAAAAGCAAAGAATACCCCCACTATTACCGTGGGGATATGCTTTACGTCAAATTTATGAATCAAATCTGATAAAGTTGTTAGCAGCTTGTACTACTAAACATCTTTCTGAAAGATAGTGAATTTCCATTTTGTCATCACCGATTGTAGATGCTCCACCTACTGAACCAGTAACCCAAGATTTTAATTTTCTATCGTCAGCTTGAGAAGCTCTATATCTTACGTGTAAGAAAGGTCTTCTAACATTGCTTCCTAAATTTTGGTCATACACTGAAGATGTTCCTGCAGGAATTAACACTCCTTTTAATGATCCTACAGAACCTCTTGTAGATTTATCGTTAAGATATTTCCAGTCAGTTTTGTAAAAGTCATAAGAACCTCTTCTAAATCCTGTAAATCCAAGATTTAAAGCCATGTCTTCAGAGTTATTAAATACTCCAAATCCAAGTCCACCAGATACATGCGGATTTAAACCAGCTAATAGGTCATCGATTACTAAATTTGCATCTCTATTTAAGAAAAGCATATTTTCTTCGATAGCTCCTTGCTTGTCTAATTCCTTTAATAAGTCATCAAATTCACTTAATTCTGGGCTAGCATTAAATTGATTTGTAGCTACAATACCTCTTTCACCAATAGCAGAAAGTAACCCTTGAGAACCATCAGGAATGTCAGAATCAGCACCTGAAGCAGATTTTTCAGCTTCAATTGCAATCATTTCTAAATAGTCATCAAATCTTGCTTTTGTATCAGCAGAAGATTTTAAGTACCATAAGTATCCAGACTCTCCACCTTCACCACTTACTTGTACCCACCCGATTTGAGCAGTATCAGATCCGTTAATTTCAAAGTGATCTTTGATAATCATTGGCTTGTTAGTGAAAGTTTTGAAACCAGGCTCAATAGATTCAGTCATACTAGCAGTTCCTTTTTTGAATTCAGAACCGTATACGAAGAATTTAATTACTTGGTCGTCTGTAGTTGCGATACCAGATAAATCGTCAACATTTTCAGCGCCATAAGGCTTAATTGTTAATTGAGAAGTTGAAGTTTCAACACCAACTTTAACATAAGCTTTAAAAACAACGCTGTTTACTTCACATACTAATGTTGCACCTTTTCTTACAGCGTGAGCTTCGGTAGCTCCAGAATCAATACCAGTAATTGTGTCAACAACACCAGTAGTAGGATTAATTTGTCCGTTGTAAGCCAAGTGTAATCTACCTTGCTCAGACCAAATTACTTGATCAGATGACATAGGCATTTCAGCACTAATTTGTGAAAGGAATCCAGAAATAGTTCTGTTTCCGTATCTCTGTACTTCACTTTCGTAAAGCTCAGGTAGATATTGTTTAGCCCATCCATCATTTTGAATGTCTAAATAACTCCCTGCAGTTGTCATTTTTGTTGCAGATGGAGTTAGGATACTGCCGGCCAATGGGCCAGCAAAAGTATTATCATTTGCCATTTTAATTTTTTTTTGTTAATTAATAATTCTTAAGTTTAAATTTTAGCTTAGAATTATCATCCCCAGAAATAGCTTTTACTTTTATTCCTCCGGCCTCAACATATCCACTAGAAGTTTTTCTAGGGTCCATACTGATGTTTTTAGCTTCTGCACTCATTTGTTTGATTGCGTCGGCTTTACCTTGTTCATAAAAATGATTAGCTATTTTGTCAGGATTAGAAGCTGCAAATAAAGCTTTATGGTAACCCCCAGCGTCTTGTAACATTTTATTGTCACCAATATATTTATTAAAAACATTTAATAAATCACTTTGAGTTTCTTTTACTTTACCAACATCTTTTACATTGAAACGGTATTTTTTGTCTCCTACATTGAAATTAAAACCTTTAAATTCTTGACTAAAGACTTTATTAGTTTCTTGTTGAAAATGTTGTGTTTGCCGCTGTAATAATTCTTCAGCTGATTTTTGCTCTTTATTGTATCTGTCAAAAAATTCAATAGCTTTTTGTTGTTCAGGAGCTAATCTGGAACCCAACTTGACTTCCTTATAGTATTTCTCCTTAGTTTCATTTAAAAACTTATTGGCATTTGCGACTTCCTCTTTAAGAGCAAGTTTTTTTCTTTTAATATCTCTTTCCTCATCTACTTCTTCGTCATATGAAAATTTATCATCTAATAAAAACGATACTTCATCATAACTTAAATGAGGTTTAGTTTGTTTGTAATATTCTCTTAATAATGTATTTTGATCTACATTTGAAAAGTCAGCATTCAATCTAACATAATCTTCGAGAGTTCCGCCAGTTTCTTCCATAAATTTTACCAGCTCTTGTATGTTTTCTGGTAGGTTTACTTCTGGTTCTTTTGTTTCTTCAACCGGTTCAACTTTTTGTTCTGGTTGTTTTTCTTCAGCCACTGGGGCTGGCTTTTCTGAAACTTCTTCTTCAATAACTTCTTCAAGCACAGGCTCTTCTACTTTTTCTTGCTGTACTTCTTGCAGTTCCACTTCGGCTTCTTCCCCATTTTTTTCATCTTTGCTGCTTCCGCGTAACACGCCATCTTCTGTTTTTTGTTCTTGAACGGCATCTGTTTCTTTTTTTTCTTTGTTAATTTTTCCTAAATTTACGGTGTAATCACCATCTTCATTAGTGGGTATTTTTTGTACCTCTGCTTCTTTTTCGGCAATAGACTTTTCTTCAACGTCTAAAGCTTCTGCTTTGATTTTTTCTGACATAATAAAATATAATTGTTAAAAATTTATCTTGGATCAAATTGTTCTAATCCAAATCCACCTAAGTTATCAAATCCTGCGGATTCAAAGTTTTTTGGTGGTTTACCAGATTTTCTCTGATCTATTAATTCACTTTGCTGTGATGCTTGTATTTTTGTTCTTTCGTCTTTACGATCTTCTTTATACTTCTCTTTATTGTTAATCACCTGGTTATCCTGCTGTTTAAGCCGCATATTAAGTTGAAACTCAAACTCCATTAACTCTTTTTTAATTTGTGCTTCTCTTTCAAGTTTTGCAATATCAAATTGTGATTGTGCTTGCGCAATTTGTACTTTGCTTTCAGCAATTCCTTGCTGTTTTTGTATTTCTGCAGCGGCTCCTGCTTGAGCCGATTGAGCATTAGCTTGAGACTGTGCCTGAATATTCTCCATTTGAATTCTTCTATCCTTTTCAAATTTTTTCTTTCTTCTTACTTTTAAAACTTGATTTGCTAATTTTAAATTTTTAATTTCTCTTACGTCAATTGCATCTTCTAATTCTATTTGTTTTTGAGAAATAGCCATTTGAATATTATTTTCTAGCAATTGTTTTTCTTCTTCGTCTGGTGCTAATTCTAAAAATATACCAAAGTCATGTATATGTAATTCTTTTAAATCTTTTAAATTAGCAACGTTCATCTTACCCAACGCCTGCACAAACTGCTTATGTGTGTTGGCATATTCTAATACATCAGAAATTCTCAACGAAGCGGCTTCGGCTGTTTTTAATGTAAGGTATAGCCCAGCCTGTAGTATATGTCTTGTAGCAGTGTTGCTATTTGCCGCCGCTAGTTTTTGTAAACCAACTAAAGCATTTTTATCTGGTGTGCTACCGTCTCTTGCTTCATTCAATCCCGTAACATCTCTCATCATTTGTAAATAATAATTATAAGATTGTATTAAGCTTTGTATTTTTGAACCCCCAGCACCAGCTCTTAATTCTTGTATAGGTACTCTACCATTATTAAATTCACCATCTTGTGTCATTGATCTACCAATAACAGAACCTGTTTGGAAGTACATATTTAAAGCTTCCTGCGGATTATAATTAGTTCCATTACCTAAATCAACTTCTGCTAAACCATCAGCATCTAAATAAACGCCGTCTGGTACCATACGCGATAATACTTGCTGAAGTTTTAAATGAGTAATTTGAATCATATCAGCAAATGATGTCATTCTACTAACTAGTGATTCAGTTTTGCCCTTGTAAATTCTAGGGGCTACAATATTATAGCTCATTTGAACTTTAGTAATATCAGACTTAGGCCTTGTCATATTAACAGCTTTCTGCCATTTTAATAATTTATCATGCCCCACAATCTTAGCGCCCTCATATAAACATTCTATGGCTCTGCTTACTTTTTGAAATCTAGCTCTAGAATCTTTAGGAGGGTTAAAACCATCTGTTTTTTGTATTGCTTTTTCCGCTCCACTTGAAGTTTCTTTTATTTTATATACTTGATTTTCAAATGTTTTATACTCAAAATATAAAAC